TTTGTATATCTGTTCACTTCTCTAACTAGGATTTCTCTAGGATAGACTCTTCCATTTCTATTTTTGATATTTGATTGTAAGAATACACCTTTGATTTTGTATTCTTTCTTGCCGTTCTTTTCTTCTACAAGATATTCGGCTGATGCGACTTCTTCTGAAATTAGTTTCATAAATTCTCTCTCTTTGTCTAATATTTATAAAGTTTTTTACTTAAAGACTTAAAAATATTAACTTCTCGGTGAACCTACTGCGTGTACTTTAGCGCCAGCAGATGTTAAAGTATCATCTGGGTGCTTTTCAATAATAACTTCATCTCCAGCTGCGTGTAAATATATCTCTGATACAGTACTGTCACTTGTTGTAACTGTGACTGTAGTTTGAGCTGTCGCCACACATCTTACAAATTGTGCTCGACCTATATTATTTGCACTAGGATTTGTTATTACTGTACCTTTAGATATAAATGTTACAGACATTTTATTTTTCTCCTAATTGTTCTAAAACTTCGTTGTCAACATATTCATAAAATTTTTCTATATTGATACCGTGAAACTCTGATACTTTTGCCACGGCACCTTCAAACTTTTCTATGATATTACCAGTTTCTTTTTCAATGAGTGTAAATACATCTCTCATCGCCTCTTTCATAAGAGGTGGTAATTCATTAAAACTTTTTGAATCTATAATATGATTCTCTTTTATAATTCTACTAACCTGCATTATCTATATCAACTCCAACGGGTGATGGTTGAGATAAATCTACCTCTGCTTGTCCATCGCCAGCATTAGTTGTAGGCGATACAGAACCATCTTGGTTAAATGTTCCTGGATCAGCGATCACTGGTTTAGGGTCACTATGTGGTTGTTCCACGTTTCCATTAAACATATTACCAGCAACTTCTTGTCTATGTGCGTCTAAAGAGTTTCCTACTTTTACTCTTAACGCATCTTTGAATGCGTCACCAGCAGCGGCGTTATCACCATCTGCGATTTTGTCTATAAAGTTTTTTACTTCTTCACTCATTTTTTACTCCTATACTATTGTGTCGTCACTATTTGTAACTTGAGCCATTGGGTCCTGAATAATACCATCTTTAATTTCTTTCTTAATTTGTTTATCCATTTCCTCAATTTCTCTTTCGTTTTGTTTTAATACGTGTTTTCTAACGTAATCTACTGAAAAGAATTTACCGATATAATCTCTCATCTCTTGCGCTAATGCTAATCTTTCTCTTAACAATTCAGTTTGTTTTAGTTCAGCAAAATGTCCATCTTGTAAAAAATCATATTGTAAACTATCTCTTACATTATACCAATCTGTTTCAGCAATAATACCTTTTAATACTAATTGTGTTCTTAAAATATCATTAAAGATTTCAGTAAATTTCTTTCTTAATCTTTGAACAAATTTAGTAAACTTTAATTCATCTCTTGTTATTTCAGAAGCTCTTCCTAAATTAAATCCTTGAGAAGCTTCTAATCTACTTACAGGAACATTTAAAGAACGATATAATTTTGCTCTAAAATATTCTATATCTGTAATCTCACCAAGATTTTGACCACCAGGTAATGTAGAAATATCTGTACCTCTACCACCTTCTCTACTTGGTAACCAAAAGTCTTCTAACATTGACATATAGTTTCTATCATCTCTAACTTCACCCGTATTAGCGTCATAGACAAGTTTGTTTCTGTATCTCGCCATTACATCTCTTAAATATTGTTCCGCTTTTACTTTTGGTAAGTTACCAACGTCAATCTTAAATATTCTTCTTTCTGGAGCTCTAGCAATTCTATAAATGACTGCTGCATCTTCAATCATTCTTAATTGATTAACAGGTTTGATCGCCTTATGTAAATAAGACAATACCATATTTTTATTCTGATCAATTAATCCTGATGCACAAAACGCTATCGTATCTGGCGCTATCTTAATACCAGATTGTCCAGTTGTACCTGATAATCCTCTTTCATTGTATAAAAAGTATTCAATATATTCATCAACTACAGCTAAACTGTTTAATGATGATGGCATTGGTGTGTCAGGTCTTTTCTTTCTAATCTCTCGTATTTTTTTAATCTTACGAGGATCAATATACTTTAATTCTGTGATACCTTTTTTAGGACTTTCTCTATCAATAACTTTTTGATAAAATATTCTACCATCTACGTACCATCTTCTAAAGATGTCGTGTCCTTTTGTATTAAAGTTTAATAATTTTAATACTTCTTTAAATTCGTCTTCTATTTTTCTTCTTACTTCTTTTCCGTAAGGTAAATCTGTTAAGTTAATTCTAACTGCGTCTTTCAATTCATTTGCGACAATTGCTTCATTGACAATATCTTCAATCGCCATATCGCATTCAGGGTGTAAAGCTATTTCTCTATATCTACGAATTAAGTCCTGCTCTGTTTTCGCAGTACCTTCCATATCCAAGTATGAACCAAAGTGACCTCCAGCGTTGACTGTTTGTGTACCGTCATCTGCTTGTGCTGTTGTGAAAGCCTGTTTTGGATCAGCTTGTTTTTTAAGTCGTGTTATCGAAAAGCCGAATAATTCTGCCATAATATCTCCTTGTACTACTACTTATAAGGGATTAAAAAGAGGGGCTCGAAAGCCCCTCTATATTAATATTAAGTTGTAGTATTTGTTTCAAAGTATTGATAAGCAAACTCAACCGTAAATGTTTCTATCTCAGTTTTTTCATCAAAATCTAATGCAATATCTGAAATAATTAACGGGTAAGCTCCTCTCAATGTATAAGACTTAATTGTATTACCGTTTCTGTCTAAATGATCTATAAACGCATCAACTTGATAGTCAACTGGATTTGTTAATCCTTCGTTGTCTGTCATATTGTTGATACCGTTTTGCCATCTTTCAAATGCGTTTCTTAATTTGAAATTTGTATCATTTAAGACTGTAATAGACCAATTTGGAATTGTTCTATCACCAGCGATTTTAACAACCCTTCCTCTAAATGGGACGTCAACTTGTGCAATCGTCATTGTTGGAATTGATGTTGCTCTACATAAAAACGCTAAGTCTTCTATTTCACCGCCAACTTGTGCGTAACCAGGAAAAGGCATTGTTACCTTAAACTGATTGGCTCTAGCGCCACCGCCAGCAAGTTTAGCTTTGAAGTCATTTATGTTTGCCATTTTTTATTCTCCTCTACTATTAGCCGCCAGCGACTTCTTCAAAAGCCACTCCAGTTCTGGTTGCGATGAATTGTAATGTGATAAAGTTAATGCTTCTAGCAGGTTTAATGAATATCTCTGCTATAAACTCATTTCTATCAATTACTTCACCTGTGTTGTTAGTTTCATCACATACTACTAGGAAGTCTGTGATACCTCGTCTACCTTGTACTTCTCTTAGGAAAGGTTCTACAATGTTTCTAAAGTTAGCTCTTGTAAATTCATCATTGAACTCAAAGAGTTGGAATTTAGAAGCAGTTGAAATCGCCTTTTCTAAAACGATAAACAATCTTCTTACGTTGATTCTATCAAAAGCACTTGGCGAACTCAATCCAGTTTTGTCACCGAAAAGAATTGTACCTTGACCTGGGAAAGTAGCCACTGGGTTAACTCTCGCAGGATACAATTGATCTCTTTGTGCTTTAGTTGGATTGTATGCTAATTTAACAGCGCCTCTAATGATACCTCTGTTGAAACCAGCAGGTGAGTACCAAGAGTCAGCAACTAGATCAGTTCTTGCCGCTAAACCAGCAATGTCACCGTTTAGTGGAACATATCTATATACGTCAGCGTATCTGTCGTAACAGTATTTGTAACCACTATCAAATACAACATAACTTGATGATCTAACAGTATTAAAGAAATCAATAACGTTAGTTGTTTGTGTATTTGTATTAGTGATATTGACTACATCTGTATATTTTGGAGATGCAAATACAATTGCGTCTTTTCTATTTTCAGCAATTGTAATTAAGTTGTCAATATGTGCATTGTTAGTTCCAGAAGGACCCGCAATAATTAATCCTACATCAACTGTTTCAGCGTCTTGGAATTTCTCATACGCTGTTTTTAGTTCACCTGTTGTTACAGCAGAACCGTCAGAACCAGCAGATAATGAATCAGAAGTTGGAGTTGTTACGTTAGTGAAAGTTACTCCACTTGCGTTTGAACCCCAATTTGTTCCACTATCATTATGATCTGTCCAGTAAATGTATTGTGATTTGTTTTTAATCACAGTTGGATAATAGTTATTGTCTCCTTGTGGAGTTTTTGCGTCAGCCGCTTTTGAAACAAAAGAAAAAGACTCAACTACTTCGCCTGGAGTACCAGTGATTCCACCATCTTCATCAACGACTACTACGTGCATTTCGTCATTTGATCCATTTCTATTTGAAACGAATGGTGAAGTTCCTGGAGCGCCATCTACTGATTCGTAGTATCTCCATCTTCTTTTTATTCTTGCGTTATCTACAACTACTCTTTTTAATCCGCCAGCACCTCTAGGGTGTTGAACGAAACTAATAGATTCACCAGCATCTAAAGATGTGATTCTATAAAAATCACCATCGTCAAAATCTGATGTATCTGCAGTTGTTGAAAACTGTATTATATCTCCAACATTAAATGCGCTATTGTCATCAACAGCAACAGAAGTATCTCCTACTACGTTTGTTGTTGAGTCAGATGCGACTAATGATGATGATACTTGTTCATATGCAGTTGCACTTGGGCAAGTAGCAACTAATAAGTTGTTACCCCAAGCTCCTGGAGTTCTTGCAGCAAATTTTGCGCTTCCAGCTTGTGCACCGCTTTCAAAGTTATTTTCGTAATCATCTATGTTCTTAATTAATACACTTGAACCTGATGTATTAGCAGAAGCTAAAGATGTATTGGTAGCTCGTACTACTCTTAATGCGTTAGAGTATTGTAAGAAGTTAGCAGCGCTGAAAAAATACTCATAGTTTGATGAGTCTGGTTTTCCAAACGTATTTACTAATTCTTGTTCACTAGAAATTGCTACGATTTCGTCAACTGGTCCTCTTGCGAATTGTCCCGCAAAAGCTCCGATTGATGTTGATACCGCAGGAATAATTCTACTTAAATCTTTTTCCTGTACGAGAACACCTGGTGATACTTGAAATGCCATAGGTTGTTTCTCCTCTTAATT